GCAACTTCTAATTCATTATCCATTGTCTGTTTTATAGAACCCTGATCCTTTAAATTTAATGCCTGCAGGAGAATAAACCCTATTCATTCTATAGCCACAGATTGGACATGGAGGTACGTTTTCAGGATCATTAAAACCTCTGACTACCTCTTGACTTTCATCACATTCAATGCATGCATATTCATAAGTTGGCATACTTAATTATACCTCTTTATGCTGCTTCTTGTCAACAGCAATTTTAAGTAAGATTAAATAACCAATCAAATCATCAATATCGTTATCTCCAGCAAAACCTTGATTGTTCTTGACACGATTAATCTTGTCATCAATCCGAATTTTAATTTGCTCAACATTATCTGATTGTGCAAATATTCTGGCTGGCTTTAAAGCAGAATCTCCATAAGAAATATTTTTCTTAATAAGCATTTCTATAATTTCTAAACCAGCATTAATAATGCTTGTGCCCGAAGGTGCTTTAGTTGCAATTAATTGTAGATCTGTAATCCATTGCATGTAGCCAGAATCTCTATCTGGGTATCCCGCCATTATAGTTCCTCTCTATATAGCATTTTAAGACCGTTTACAGTTCCAATATCTAGGTACTTGCCCTTTGCAACCACCGCTTTTACATTATTTCCTTGGTTAACCCAGTCCATTATTTGGACTCCTGGATTGGGAAGTTCTTCATCAATGAAGACATTTTGTACAGCCATTGCACCCCACATATAAGGATACTCACATCCAACAGTTTTGTCAAGAGCATCAACAACTCTGCCAAACTCATCAAACTTAATCTGTCCAACTCTACCCATAAGATCTTCATGACAATCAAATGCTGCCAAAGTTACATCTGCATTAGACTCAGCAAGTTGTTTGTAAAACTCTCCATCAGATCCTGGCATGTATGTATCTGGCATACCAATAATATATTTAGAGTTTGGATTAACCATCATCTTAAGTAATGCGTCTGACATTGTTGATGGTTCAATTTCATATACTACTGCTTCAGGAGGAAGTTCCATTTGATTTACGATTGGAAGCCAAGATTTTCTAGTTGATATCTTTACTATATCGCACACCTTAAGCATTTGCTCTACATGCCATTGCAATATATTTTGAGTATCAGTTAGTGGCAAGCAAAACTTTGGAATCCCGCCCAATCTTGAAGCACTACCCGATGCTGGTAGTAAACCAATTATCGCAGCCACTCTTGATCCCTTCTACGATCAATGTTCCAAACTCCTGTAATCTTAAAATCCTCAGACTTCTTTTTGTTAAAGTAATCACCATTCTTTACAAATGTTTCATGGTTTCTGTTCATAAGCTTTTGATCACTATTAATAGTTTGTGAAGCACCATGTGGTGCGTTTACTTTAATAGTTCCATGAACATAGCCATCTTTCATATTAGAACGCATTACTCTTTCATAATAATCATTGTCTTCATAATAAATTGGATAGAAATACTCATCAAACAAACCAACATTTCTAATCATGTCTTCTCCGATTGAAAATGCACTCCAGCCTTCTGTTGTCATAACAAGCTTTCCCTTACCGCTTTCATTATGCAATTGTTCAAGAGATCCTGGAATCCAATGTGTGTCTGCAGAAGAAAACATCCAATATTCTTCATGTGGGTATAGTTTAATTGCTAGGTTCCAAGAACCAGACATTCCAAGGTTTGATGGAAGATTAAGAACTCTTACATTTAAATCTGTTTCAGGAGGAGTGTAAACCTCTTTGCCATTGTTAATAATTAATATTTCTTTAACTGGATAATCAATTGTCTTTAAATTTTGATCTAAGAGGTCATACCTATTTAGAACGGGGATTGCGAGAATTGGTATCATTCTTACTCCACTTTCTTGGTTGCTTAATCAATTCAAATCTTTCTAAAGCTCTTTGTATGGTCATGTGTGAGCATTTTGCTTCCAACGCCATCTCTCTTACGCTTTTCTTTTCAACTACGTATCTTTTATATACCCAGTCTTTACTTTCCCAAACCTTAAAGTTCTTACCCATTATTTCCCCTATATGATTTCATTTACCGCATACCAAGCAATTCCTGCAGCATCCGCCACATTGTCGGACTCAGTTTTAACGCCCAAATCTCTAACAAAGTCAATTGTCCTTTGCTTTCTTCGTTCCCTAATCTTTGCTTTGATCCAGTTGTCGGATCTGTCGGGGAATTCAAGTTTGATAGCCTCTTTCTCAGCCTTGGTATAATTCTTATTTCCAATGTATGATTGCCAAGTTATTGGATGGACTTCAACAACCTCTACATTTTCACTAAGTAACTCTCCCATTATAGCACCAAATACGTATGCCATCTTCATTCCAGTTGCTACTGACTTAACAGAAATTGCTGCCTCTATAACAACAAAGTCCATATCCAACTCATGCTTAAATGATCTGATCTTGTTCTTGGCATCAAGAATTCTTTCATATACGTCAGCACCATCAAAGGTAATTTCTCCCCATTTAACTGGTGTCTTTTCATTCATAAGGCAGAAGGCAAGGCTATTTGTACTTGCATCTATACCAAGGACTTTATGAGCTTTAGGTTTTGCCAGTTCAGCCAGAGACACGTTTCATCATTTCTACTAAGGCTTTTCTTTCTTTTTCCCGCTCAGAACTTACGCATTTATCACAAATGTTTGACTCGTTATATCTGCTTAAAATAACATTACAACCTTTGCTCTTGCATATTCTTTTGGCCCCCGCAAGCCTTGCTTTCTTTTCATAGTAGGCTTCTTTAAGCTTTTCATTTGTAGCAATCCTGCAGCATTCATCAGAACAATACTTTTGATTATGGGTTTTTGGCTCAAACTCTTTATCGCATTGATCATAAGCACATATCATTTTTCAAGCACCAACGGTTCTATGTATACATCGCCAATTTCATTTTTCATATCTTTCCAACAAACGTTCTTGACAGGGCAACCCTTGCAAGCCCATTGTGACTTTGTAAATGTTCTTTCTGGCAAAGTTCCCGCTTCATATGCACCATAAACTTTACGCAACCAATCCCAAACATCATTAATAAGCTTAGAGTTTTTTTCGTCCATGTTAATTGGAATAACTAAAAAGCTGTTGTCATTCTTGTTTTCATAAAAGAAAAATCCTTGCTGTGCTCCACGAATCTTCATATAAGTAAGAAGCTGGATCTTGTGATATGGAAGTCCCTGCATCTCTGCTTGTCTTATATCAAATATTTCTTGTTTGGCAGACTTGATTTCTCCTACTACTTCTTTTCCATTCCAATTTATAATAGTGTCTGCAAAGCCTCTAATTGGTGGATCATTGTGGGTAATTTCTGGTTCATTTTCTTTGAATACTGGCGTTTTAGCCATGTTTTTCTGTATGCGTTCATGCACATACGTACCGTTATCCATATTAGAGATACCCATAGCATCGGTTTTATTTTCAAACTCAGCACCAGTAAAAGCAATGAACCAATATCTAGGACAGTTACCATTACCATAACCAACAGAGCTAGGACTAAAAGTCTTTTTTTGGGTAAATTCATTTGGTCTCTTTCCACTTAATACCGCTTCTTCATACATCTTTGCAAATTTAATTGGGTCAAATCCATCAGGATCTGCCATCTTTTGAAACTTTAAATTAGCTATCAAATCTCTTCCCATTATGCTCCATATTTTGCCGAATATTTAAGAGCATCAACTAGGCGATTGATTGCTTCTTCTGCTGTGTAATACACGTTCTTCTTCTTGCTATTCTCCCCGCCTTTTTCAAAGGTGGTGTAATATCTTGACATCATTGCAAACTTAGCAGACAAAGATTGCATCTTAACAATAAGATCTGGAGCTTTTGTAGATGGCACATCTGGCTTAGCAATTAACTTAATAATCAAATCAAGGGCATAGTCAAGATCGGGATCATTCATATACTGCTTTATATCATTAAACTCTGTAAGTTCGCTAACTAATTCAATAACTGGCTTCTCTGTCATTCCATAATCCTAACTACAAATTGACATGGGTCTCCGCCTTCTTCCCATTCTTTAACTTCTTCTTTAGATATAGGGTCTATGCCTTCATGTGTAGCACATTGCACATCAGATATCCAGCCACGTTCAATGCCGTTGTTAAGCCAAATTCTAAACTCATCTATGTTTTCATCATTCAGCATTATGTGCCTCCCAACACTCTACCATTTGTTCAAATAACGCCCATTCAATTACTGCAAGACGAGTTTTACTTGATTCCCCGCCCAAAATTAATTTAAGTACTGGATATTTATCCCGACTAACCTTGAAAGTATCAGTACAAATCTTTGCCCATATCTCTTTTGAGATTGATATTGATTTGGCATACTCCTTATAATCAACCACGAAATCATGCCAAGTGGCATCACCTTTTTGATAGTCACCACGGCCACTATTTTTTTGTTGCTTTGCTCCGTCACGCTTGGCTTCTCCACGTTCACTCATATGACCACACTTGAATCATGCCCTTGACTGCACTCCCAGTGAATTTTATTGTGTACACGATCAACATAGCCATCATAAACTACTTCATCACAACCATCATGCTGACATCTAAATGAACCACTGGCTGGTTCTGAAATAACAATATCTGAATTACTTTTGTTTTTATTTAAAAACTTTTCAAGATTTGTCATATATAGCTCCTTGCAATTTACTTGCTACATCAGGGTTTTCTCTAACGTACTCTACTACCTTGGCACGTCCCTGAAATCTTTCTTCGCCAACTGTGTACCAAGCACCGCCTTTTTGTATAATGCCCATCATTTCTGCAACATCTACAATCTCACCTATACTATCAACTCCGACTTTATCCCCTTGAAAGTAAAAATCGTATTGACCTGATAATCCCATAGGTCCCGTTTTATTGTAATCAACGATCCAGTTGACGGGTCTTCCCACTTTTTGTTCAATGATCTTGTCACCAACTTGGATTCCAGACTTAATAGCATTTGCATCAGCTTCCGATGCCCAAAGCTTGATGATCGTGCTGGAAAAAAACTTAACCGCCATCCCGCCTGTGGGAATGTGCGATGCATGCATACTACCAAACTGGTTTCTCTGTTGAGAAATAAGAACGAGTAGCGTATTCTTGTTTGCATAATTGAGCATCTTGACTGCATGTGTCATATCCTTTGCTTCTGCACCAATCTGTTTGGTGTCTTCAAGTTTCTTTAAATCAGTACTATCTTTTTCAAAATAGATTGCGGGGAGTAACGCTGAAATAGAATCTACAACAATAATATCTACTCCCGCCTCCATCAATTGTTGTGCAACGTCAACCATATCATTGATAGATTTAGCAGTAGAGTAAATTAGTTTTTCAGAATCAACACCCAATCTTGATGCCCACACAGGGTCATAAGATGCCTCTGCATCAATCCATGCACATGTCTTGCCTTCTTTTTGAGCAAGCCCAATCATTTGTAAGCAGAAAGATGATTTTCCAGCAGACTTGTTTCCCCAAATCATTACCTGACGACCAAATCCTAGGCCACCCTTTAATGCGTTAGTTAAACCAATGCTAGGAGTCTTTTGCTTTTCTATGCTTACTTTGGTTGCTAGTTGTACTCTTGCTCTTGTTTTTGGATCCAGCTTTGCTAGAATCTCTTCCGTTATCATGTAAACTCTTCTCTAACTCTATTGCCAACTCTTTAATCTGTTCATTACGGCTGGTCACTAAAAAATCTATAATGTTATAGATTGCTTTTTCATCTTCTGCTCTAATGACCAAAAGATATTCGTTCTCCGTACCTTTAAGTATGTAGGACTGAGCCATATACTTATATTATACCATCTTTATTCAGTCTCTGTTGGTTCAAAAACTGGTGCATCAGCAAGCTCAAATGTAATTACTTGAGTCTCTGGATCTTGATTTACAGCGATGCTCTTGCTTGAAAAATCTTGTACAAGCTCAGCAACTGTAAGATCAACTTTACCAAACTTATTAATAATTGATGCACAAATCTGTTCAATAGAAATGTTAATATTATTAAGATCTGGAGTAGCCTCTGTTGTCTCTTCTGTCATTAGTTCACCTCCTTTACAAATAATGTTCCATCATCCATCCTTGCAATTGCAGGATCGCAAATCTTACCCGCCTGCATTTTGCCTAAAGCCTTTGTGTATAATTTGGGGAAGGCAATTACACGCTCTAGGTTTTTATCAGCATCAGACAAAATAATGTGAGCCATCATTTTGTTTGCTTTTGTTTTATAGTGCGTAAAATCAAGCACAAGCCTTTTACCACTATCAATCTTTAGTTTATCTTTGTAGAGCCATTGAACAAATGGGTCATCAGTCTTTTGAACAACTTCATCAATTGTTACATACTTATGAATACGGTTATCTCCAACTAAGAAGAAGTACATCATTCCTGGTTCAATCTTTGTATTAACCTCATGGAAAATTCCCACCGCTCCAGTATCATCAACTAATTCTACACGTGCCCATGTAGGACCTTTTTTAATTGATTTAACCATTGCAAGAAGAACAAAGCATCCTTCTTCTAAAAAATCTTCAAGTGGGTTTACCTGAGATTTGATCTTTGGACTTAGCTTTCCTGTATCAAACTTTGGAATACCAAGATACTCATAAAGCTTTTCATTTTCATTACCCTTACGTTGGTTATCTGGGAATGCTGCTGCACCAATCATATTAAGAGAATCTACTGCTCTTGAATTGATACCGCTACCTTTAACAGTTGCCTTATCAAGAAAATCTTTATAAGAACCAAACGGACGTAGTGCCTTAATCTTGCTACCAATGTTATCAGAAATATATTTAATGTCTGACAAACCAAAGATTAAAGAGTTACCCTTAATGCTAAAGTCTAACTCAGACTCGTTAATATGCGGGAGTAAAACTTTAATGCCCAACCGCTTAGCCTCAAGTAGATAATCCGTCCTGGCATCTTTGTCCTTCTCATTCTTGAGAACGGCAAACATAAACTCAAGAGGGTAATAACATTTAAGCCAAGCAGTGTAATAAGACAACATAGAGTAAGCAATAGCGTGAGAACGGTTAAAGGAATAACCCGCATGAGCTTCAAAGTCATGCCATAATTTGAGTGCATCCTCGCCTGTAATATACTTACTCGCACCTTGAACAAACTGGTCTTTGTAAGCATCAAATTCACTCGCATCCTTTTTCTTTCCGATAATCTTTCTAACCTTGTCAGCGTCAGCCCATGACATCCCGCCCAAATATACGCAAGCCTGCATAACCTGTTCCTGATAAATAATAACACCATATGTACGCTCTGTAAAATCGTGCATAATAGGGTGGGCATATGTAACCATCTCTTCACCCTTTTTACGGCGAATATAAGATCCTCCAACCGTATTCATAGCACCTGGACGAACCAATGCGTTAGATGCTGCAAGGTCTTCAAATGTGCTAACACCCATCTTCATAAGAAGGTTTGTGTATGGCGTTGCTTCTGCTTGGAACACGCCCTTTGTAAATCCATTGGACAGCATTTCAAATACTTTCGGATCATCAAGCTTAATCTTTTTAAGATCAATATCTTCTTTCTTAATATGCTTAATTGTTTTTACAGCATCATCAATAACAGAAAGAGTTTTAAGTCCAAGTACGTCAAGCTTAATTAAACCTAAGTCCGCTGTTTGCTCCATATCGTAGGCCACTACTGGGATACGACCAGACACCATGTTGTCAGGATCTTTACGTGTTTCAATAGGAACATACTTACTAATATCATCTTTTGCTACAACAACACCAGCAGCATGCATACCATTAGATCTGATACGACCACGTAACTGTGATGCAAACTTAACTACTTCTGGATATTTTCTTCTGAATTCTTCCGTACTTGAAGAAGATTCAAACTCTTCAAACGTCTCAACAGCCTTAAGTGCTTTATTAACTTCACCAAGTGGGATAAGAAATGTTCTAGCAACGTCACGAATAACACCTTTATCTTTAAACTTTGTATAAGTAGAAATAGAAGCAACGTGCTTAAACTTCTTCTTTAAATAATCTTTAACTTCTCCACGACGACTATCCATAAAGTCTGTATCAATATCAGGAAAGTCATTACGTTCTGGATTAATAAATCGGAAAAACAATAGATCAAACTTAATTGGGTCTACTTCTGTAATACCCAAAAGATAACATACTAACGACCCCGCTGCTGATCCACGTCCTGGGCCAACCATGATTTGGTTTTCCTTTGCCCAACTAACCATATCACCAACAACAAGGAAGTAACTAGCAAAATTCTTGTCAGCGATGACTTGAAGCTCTTCTTGGAGTCTTGCTTTATACGTCTCATTTTCTATGCCCTTATCTACTAGAGACTTTTCACACATATCTTTTAATGTTTTTAATGCATTCTTTTTAGGTACTGGTAGCAAGTCAAGGTTTTCGTGAAAGTCATATGCCTCAACTTTATTAGATATTTCTATTGATGACTCGTAGATATCTTTTCTTGTGATGCCCGCTTTTTCAAAGTCCAACGCAATCTCATCATAGGATTGAATATAAACGTTAATGTCAGCGAAACTGATAGGGCGGTTGGGATATAAATGATCAAAGCGATCAATAATATTGCTAAATTGACGACTGCTTGTATAGTCTGCTTCTTTGTTTTCGGTTGGCTTTGTTGAGAGGATGAGGAGTAATTCTTCCAGATCCCTCTCCTCTTTCTTTGCAAAATGACAGTCTCCCGTAGCAACTGGCTTCACCCCAAACTTATCAGCCAATTCAAACAACTTGGCATTTAATTCTTGTGGATTGTGAGACTGTACTTCAATATAAAAATCTTCTTTAAAACGTGCTTTAAATGTTTTAACAAGATCTTCAGCCTTATCCATTTCACCACGTTCAATAGCTTTTGAAATAAGACCATTCATACAACCTGACACTACAATTATACCGTCACCAAACTCCCAAAGCACTTCCATATCAATTCGTGGCTTGTGGTAATAACCTTCTGTCCAAGCAATTTGTGAAAGCTTTTGTAAGTTCTTTAATCCTTCATCATTCTTTGCAAGAAGAATAATATGGTTATACAAAGAAGTATTGTCATCTCTTTTTGCAACTGCTCTCTTATCAAAACGGTCTGTAGCAGAGATATAGGCTTCTAGACCGAGTATAGGTTTAACACCTAATTCTTTAGCTGCGATTTGCATATCTCTATGAGATGACAATGTTCCATGATCTGTAATGGCTAGAGAAGTCTGACCTTGATTCTTTGCAGCCTCAAGCAACTCGTATGGTGTATTAAGCCCATCCATCAACGAGTAATGGCTATGGACATGTAAATGTACAAAGTCAGACATGTTTATATTCTCTATCTATTAATTACCACTCAATGGCGGATGAAGTTGATTGTAGTGATTCGCTTGAAGCTTCTGAAACAGTTCCAAAATAGAATGCTTCCTGCTCTGCATAAGGTACATCACGAACTGCTGTCTTTTCAAGATCAAACATTTCGTACTTAGCAAAATCAATTGCTTCAGCATTTGCTGTTGGAAGTGGGATTGCAGAATAACTTGTATCTGTTGCTCCGCTACCTGTACGCTTTACTTTCCAAACTGTATTTGTAATACTTCCAGTCTCCCCAGCCCATGCAATTACAGTTTCTGTGATTGCCTTTGGTCCAAGACCTTGTGAAAGAATTGCAACGTATGGCTCTTTAACGCCATCATCAACAATTACGTTTGAGTAGAAACGCTTCTTACCGCCCCACTTAGCCTTTGGATCACGACGGTGCATTTCGCAACCGAAGCAACGACCTTGATCATCAATTGAACAAAGTGCCTTACGCTGATAGTGTTCTGGATTTGTATGCTCAACTGCAATAAACGCAGTTCCAGCTTTTTCATTATAGTGTTCTGAATTTGGATCAATCTCTTGCATGAAACGAATCTTCACTGACTGACCATCATTAATCTTTAGCCAAGTTCCCTTTTGACCTTCGCCAGAAAAGTCCTTGTCCATTTGTTGGCTCATAGCATTCAAGCCTTTGATAACTCCCATAGTATATTCTCCTTAGTATAGTGGACTCTATGTTGTCCTGTGCCTTAAGTATATCACATATTTGCGTACTCAAAATGCGGAATTGCATTCTTAATACATGTTTTTATTTCTTCGTCTGTGAGATCGCCCACATCTTTTGCACCTCTTGGATAAATAACATCGTTGTTATATCTAGCCCACAAAACATTCTTTCTGTTTAATCTGCCAGCGATTGTCATTCCCAAAGCTTTTCCAGCCCCGTCATTATCTGTCATTATAATAACTGTAGATGAATACTTATTTAGATTCTGTATATTGATATCTGATATGCTACCACCCAATGTGGCTACAGCATTTGGAAATCCCGCCTGCCATAAACGAATTGCATCAAAGCTAGATTCAACAATTATAATCGTGCCACCCTCACGCTTTGCTCTATGTAAGTTAAACATAGTCTTGTTGCGGGGGAGGTTAGGGCTATTCTTAAACCTTTTACCTTCAATTGATCTACCAATAACACCAACAAGCAAACCATCTGGTGAATGTAATGGAACGGTTACCATACCCTGTTCAACAGAATATCCTAATCCAAAGTGTTCCCACGCATCTTCATAAATCTTTCGCATTTTAAAGTAAGCCTGTGATGCATTGATATCATGTACTACAAGATTTTCATGCAACTTATCTTGAACAACCTGCGGGAATTCATCAAACTCTGGCTTTTCATCAAGCAAATCTCTAAGCTCTTCTTCAAGTTTATCAGCATCAGATAATTTATTTGAAGATATAAAACGCATAGCCTCAAAGTTATTTCTTTGTGTAAGCTTCATAACTAGATCTAGTACTGTACCTGCAGAGTTGCAGTGTTGATTATAACAAATATATAAACCTTTTGAGTAACTAACTGCAAATGCTGGCGAGTCTGTATTATGATGGAATGGGCATAGGCATAAAAAATCTGTGCCAGTCTGCGAAACTATTTCAATCCCGCAAGAACGCAAAATAGAGCGGAGATCCGCTTTAGTATATGCATCTAACATTTTTTATCCTTTAGGTATTAAACTCTGACCAGAGAACCCTTCGTACTTTAATGCTTTGGCTTTACCGATGTAGATGCCGTACATTACAAGATTGAAAGTATAGTGATCCTTGCTCTCGTTATATTTTACATTAAATTGTGGTTGCATGTCAAGGACAGGAACATAACCTTTGTCTCGCATTTGCTGGACCAAAAGTCTTTCATAATTCTCCCTTGAGCTTTGGAACTTAGAATCATCTTTAATGACTCCGTTGATCCAAAAGTCATGTATTTTACGTGGGTACATGATCACCAATCTTTCTAGACAATTATATCAAGTTAAAGATTGATTACATAAATACTACGTTGGTATATCGTATACTTCCTTCACAACACCTCTGTTTAAATCCCAGTCCAAATACATTCCAAATTCAGTACCATGACGATTTTTGCGACTTACAATCTCCATAATATTTGAGTCTGGATTTTTATGAACTGCAATTGCCATATCAGCATCATATTCAATTGCTTTAGACCAAGCAACTTGATTAAGCATTGGTGGTGAATCATGATCTCCAGTTTCTTCTGCAGTTGCAGCAGTAATATCAATAACTGGAATATTGTTTCTCATAGCAAGCATTTTAAACTCACGAGAAATATTCATATTACGTTCTGTTGGTGCTTTTGAATTATTTGAATCAGCAAACAACTGATGATAATCTAAGATAACTAAATCTGGCTTATGTTGATCAATCTTAGCTTGAACTGTTGTAGGTGTAACTTGTCCAGAACCTTCGTTTGATACAAGAATAAATCCATTTTTATCTAAGAACTTTTTCTTACCCCAATCATCAAATTGTTGAATATCAATACTACCTCTAGCAAAGTCTGAAGACTTAAACAATCCCGACCCAAGCATTGTGTAAATACGGTCACGCATATTTTCAGGAGTCATTTCAAGGGATATAATCATTGGTTTAAAGCCCTGTTCCCAAGCCTTACAAGCCAAATAAGAGGAGAACCATGTCTTACCCTTACCTGGCCAACCAATCATCACTATAAGGTGTCCTGGAGCCATTCCTGTGGGATATGCATAGTCAATAGCTTTAAAGCCAGTCATGATTCCTGGACTACCGCCCATTGCATCAGATCTTGTGCGAACTGCTTCAAAATGTCTTTCTGCCTCTTTATAATCTGTTAAGTCAACGTCACGAACATTTGCGGTAAGTCTACCAAGTGCTGTAAGTTCTGTTTGCATTTGTGCAATAACTCTTGCAGATGCTTCTGTCTTTAAACTTGCACCCGATGTAAGCAATAGGTTGCGAACTCTGCTTGTAAGATATTCATTCTTAAGTTGATCAAGATAATACGCTGTCTCGCCTTTAACCTTGACTGGTTCAAAATCTTTAAACTTTTCAGTAAGTACAGAAATATCTGGGACAGCTTTAAACTTTAAATAGTAAGACTTTAGGCCTTCCCACACATCTCTGTGTGAGGTAAATACCTCATCAATATTATCAGCAAGAACTGTTGAGATATCTTTGTTATCACAAACTGCTGTAATTAATGCTGCCTCAGTGTTCATTATCTCTTTCTTCAACCATAATTTTAGTCTTTGCCCTGATTAATTCCCGACGAGTTTTATCTTCTTCTATCTGCTGCAATGTAATATCTAGCTTTTCAAAGTTATAGAAAAACCAACTAAGGGGGTGGCCTGGCTTTGTTATCTTAAAATAATACTCTAATAGAACCTTAGCCCTATCATAACCCACGCTATCTATAACATCCTGCATAGCCCACTTTTCTCTATACTTATTAACGATAGGGGTCTTCTTATAATTCTGCTTATACAAAACACAATAAAGCCCAACTAGGCCGTAGGCCAGCTTTGCTTCATCTTTTGTCATTTCTTACCCTTTTTTAAATCTTCTTCAATCTCGTGAACTTTTTCCAAAAGCTTGTCTTCAACAAACTTGTAGACTCTATCAGTTGCTTCATCAGTTGTTTCACCTTGACGTTTAAAGTCTTCAACACTGATACCTATCTTAAGGCTTTCATAGTTACCCAAGTTTTTTGTAAACTGTAACTCAACCTTAACGTTCGTCTGATTCGTCATGTATTTCTTCCTTTTCAATCAATGAAAATCCTGGCTTAAACTTTTTAACATTCTTATCAGCAAGATGTTGATACAACATCATCAAGCGATCTGATATACCTATCATAGCATCTAGGTCATCCTTTTGTACAGCCATCTCCATAGCATATTCTAAAACCTTTAGTGATTGATCTAACACATGCTTAGCTTCTTTATTTAACTTATGATCTACCATTCTGGCTGTTTCCAAACTGGGATAAACTCCCCATCATTGTTTTTAACGTATAAAATATTTTCTTGTTTCATCATTGCTTCTATTTCCGCTCTGCTAGGCATGTCCCCTGGTGTAATCATACCATCTTTTCGGGGTCTACCTCTATGAACTGTCTTAAAAAAATCGTGCATGTGACGAATATCATCTTCACTCCAAAAATATTTTCCTGGAGTTTTATTACCATTTAAAGAATAACTTTGTTGCGGGAATTTAAGATCACCTCTATAAAGATGCCATTTAATGGTATCTTCATGCTTACCTATAATTTTTACAACTTCTGAGATGGGGTAAGCATATTGTTTATTTTTATTGACATCCGTCAAACTATAAGCAACACGCTTACCCTTTTCATAGTCCCAAGCTATTAATAGATCTTCAGCTCTTGAACGACGAATAACTTTATGAAGTTTTCCGTTTAGATAGAAATACCGTAGCCGTGCTGCAGTATTTCTTCCCTTTTTGCTATCCATGATGCGAACCTATTATCTCTTCTGACCATCCATCTTTTCCCACACATGACACAGAACAATTCCACCCGTAGGTTTTGGGAATAAACTCTATCAACGAATACTCGTCCTGTGCACTTTTTGCAAGTCATCATTATTAAGTTTTATTATCTACTTACTTTGCTGCTGGTGCATTAAAGTGGTCAATGGTAGCCTTAAGAACTGGACCAAGGACACCAACAAGTGCTGCCCAAGCTACCTTCTTGACATCGTGATTTCCACCCTGCCAAATTGCCACTGCTGCTGCAGCAGTTGCATATACATAGTGCTCTACGAGAGCCTTACGCTTTGCGTTCATTTTTTCTCCTTATAGGTTATGCGGTAAAAATTTTACCGTCAACTACACAGGTATAATCCCGTGTAATTTGTATTAGCTGCATATGTGGATAATCATTGACAACGTGTGCCACTGCAAATCCTGCCTGCCAATTTTTTTGGATTGAATAATCCATCTTGTCTTCATCGCATAGATGACCAATTTCATATCCCCGCAACTCTTGTCCAGTGATATTGTATGTTTGATAATATGATCCCATGCGATGAGAATGTCCACGAACTAAGGATACGCCCCAGTTGTTGACATCATTGCGTACTGATTCCCCTGCGTTCTTGGAAATGGACTCACCATGATGACCATACATATCACCATAGCGTTTAACAGGTGGCTCGTTATATTCGTGCCAGTTAATGCCATGCTTTTTATACTCATAGAGTGAATCAGGCGTAATGAATTCTAAAAATGCTGGAGCTTTTTTTGCTAGGTAATCACCATGTCTTGTCCAGCCATGATTACCATCATGAAAATGTATTTCTGCTTCTGGTCCCGCCACACGACGTAGGTCTGCCAAAAAATCTCTTGTTCCTGTTACGCCACCATCTGATACTGGTATGCTAAACTCTGCAGGATACTCAGCAGCCCAACGTGAAGTTGAATCTGCATCATCAATATCGCCAAGCAAATCAACTGCATCTGGCTTAAACCACTTCATAACTTTCATGAAGAGATCTACTTTTCTTGGATCATGGCGGGGGAAATGAATATCCGATACCATCATCCACTTTAAGTCATTAGTCATATAATCCTTTTTCTAGGTTTAGTCAATTGTAGCGTAGTGTATTGTTTTTTGTCAAGCAGCGTGTGCTTTATTATGCTCTAATCTTGAGCAAAGAAATAGATTAATTAATCTATTATCAGTCTTATTTTCATTAATATGATGAATGGTTTCCCAATCTTCAATCATTCTATTTAATTCTTTTTCAATCATGAGACGATGCTCATAGTACCAGCCTTTAAAATTTTTAGGATGTTCTGGTACTTTTATTAGAACATATCCTTCTTTGCTGATTTTTCTATCTCGTTTTGTCCAAAACTTGATAGGATCGTACATTAGGAAGCTCTTACACCTAATGCAAGTACTTGTAAGGTAAATGCTGCAGTTTTTGTTGCAGAATCATTATTGTTGATTACTATGGTTGCTCCAGTAGTACCATCAATTGATTGAATATAAGTTGATGGACTTGCTGTAGAAGGAGTCATTACTGGTGTTGCAGTAACAATTGGAGTCCCGCCAAAAGCTTGACCCCACAATACTTTTACAACAGCATTACCATTTGTTAGCGTTCCATTAATTTGAGCACCTTGCATTAAAAATGAAGATGCTGGAATTGGATTGCCAGATGTTGTTACTGTTCCTCCAGACAATGTGTCTGTAGCAATATTTCCTAGTGATCCTGAACTAAATTGTACAAAAAGATCATCATGGCTTTTAACAGTCTGCAAAAGGCTTGCGATAGCCGTATAATCAATTACTGCATTATCTACTGTGGTATTAACTGCCAATTGGTTCTCCCTCTTCGTGTATTAGGACTTCTTTTTGTCCCGCCCCAATAATTTCTACGTTAAGCCATTCTAGCACATCTGGGTCAATAATATGACGGCGTTTTGAATCGCTTACTAGATACATTTTACCATCAGAGATGTCTTTTATCAAAGTTCCATCACGAAATCCCAAAGTACCAGCGGTAATAAGTTTACTTAGTTTATTTTCTGTTGTATTAATAATTGGGAGGGACCATGAAAGCATGGCCCTCTCAGATACAAATTTAAACTTTTTATTACCTTTGATATAAAAATAACCCTTCTCAGTATGAGCAATTAATCCGCTAGGGACTATAGGGTTATAGTTTTTAGGAATTATTTGCTGGTGCTGTTGAAATAGCTTGGGCAGACGCATCACTGCTATTATCCTTATCCATAAGTTGTGTAATTTCTGCACGAAGAATAGCAATCTGCGTTTCATAATTTGAAACTATTTCTCCAATACGCTGTTGTAATGCCGTTATAACTAACTCTGCTTTTTCCATTTTTATCCTTTTTTGTTGTATTATTTTTCTGTTTTCTTTTTATAAGAATTATGTGTTTTTTCTAATTTTTCATATCTTAATTTTAAAACCCTTATATCCTCTTCGTACAAACGAATACTTTCACGCAAAGTTTCTTCTATTTGTGTTTTTTCATTAAGCAACCTAGAAATTTCTTCTGTCGTTTTATCTTTTTCATCATTAGAATCAACTAAGATCGTATAATCCGCTCTTAAATTTGCAATCTGCATTTCATAACCTGCCATCACTTCACTTAATCTTTGTTTTAATGCAGTAATAATTAGTTCATTTTTATCCATATTGTTCCCCACTGTCTTTTAGAGTATAGCACACGCACTTATTTTTTGTCAACGCCATACTTAATTTCTGAATCTATAATGTCTTCAATATTAAACTTGTTTATATGAGGAAATCTATTTTTATTTATTTGTACTTCTTTTTCAACAACATTGCTATTTTCTACTGTTTTAATATTAAAACCTTTTTCTTTATACATGTTTATTATTGTATCTAAGGAAGTGCTGCTACCTGAGTAAACATCGTATGTTTTATTTTTAATCCCGCCCATAACCATTTTTAAAGCTTCAACATTAATTTCAGCAATGTCCATAACATGAGAATAATCTCTTGGAGATGTATATTTATTTAAAGTAAAATGTTTATCTAAATTTAAACAATCTCTAATTATATCAAAAACATTTTCTTTCTGATATTCATTTGGATTTTTAATAAGTCCACCTACATTAAAGTATCTTAAAATTATATAGTCAACAAAAGAATCTTTAATTATTTCTTCAAAAAACATTTTTGTTTTTGAATATGGATTGCTATTGTTATATATTGCAGCACTTGAAGCAAAAACAATTGGAATATTTAATTCTTTACAAACTTTTAAAATATTTAAGCTTGATACCATATTGTTATAATAATATTTTACAGGATTAATTAAAGAATCATTTATGCTTTTAAAGGCAGCTAAGTGTAGAACAGCTTTTATTTCTTTTGACATCATGTAAAAATACAGATCGTTATAATTTAAAAGATTGACTGGATAACCATTATCTCTTAAATCAGCGTTTATTGCTTTAGGTATAAGAGACATTGTGGCTTGCCCTATATAGCCAGATCCTCCAGTTACTAATATTTTATCTTCGTATAACATCTTCACCATTATCTAATATCAATCCGTTTTTAAAGTCTAGCCCGCAGTATTCGCCATACTGTTCAATAGTTCTTTCTTCCCCCAGCCTACCTTCTCCTTTTAAACCATTTGATAAAACATTAAAAATTTCATTTCTAGAAATTTCATTTAAGGAAGCACACAATTCTGAGAAATCATGCCAAACAATTCTTCTTTTGTTGTCTTTATCAGCTTCCCAATATAAATGATACATAAACTGTTTTGTTGGAGCCATTAAATAATACCCACTAGTAAAAGCTCTTGCAGCAATAAAAACTTCTTCACCATTAGCATATATAAGTTCATTTGGTTTTAAAAATTCACCTTCAACAAAAATTGAACCGCCAGATACCGTTATTGTATGATAGTTTTTTTCTTTTGGAGTATAAGTTCCTTGGGTAAGCATCCTATGATTTTTAAAGCCTTCTGGATCTTTCCAATAAAACTGTGTTACAACATCTTCAATTTCTCTAATTTTTTCTTTATCATTTTCATACCAATAAAGTTTAGGATAGTTTGTTATTAAAGGTTTATCAATTCCCTCTGATTTATAGTATTCAATTAAATTAATTAAATATGAATCCCAATTATTATCAAATCTGCTATGCGAATCAATTTGAAGATAGTAATCTTCACCAGCATAAAATTGATGTGCTATAGCTCTTCCACGGCCCATACCTATATTGTCTGGTGCTTTACTAATAACATATTTAACATTTGGCAAATCTGGTATTTCTATATTATTATTTTCATAATAAATTGAATGTACCCCAAAATTTATTTGATTTATTCCTGAAGATTTTTCAATAGCATTCATGATTGTTTTACTTAATTCTAAATCATGATATGAGCTTATTTGAACAAATATGCTTTTCATCAATCTCCCCATATTGCATGGGAGCAAGTTGTACACAAATTTTCAAATGAATGCTTAATTGTTTTTTGCCTTAAATCGCTTTCCCATATCTCTTTAATAGAAGATTGATTTACATTACCAAAAACAGTTTCAAAATTATAATCATTACAACAAATAAATACATCACCATTTGCGTTAACATGTAGCCAAGTTTGAGTTCTATCTCCCATATTGCTACATCCTATAACTTTGCTTCCTTTTTTATTGTATCTTTCAATAGCTGGCATATTAGTCATTACTCTATTTTCATCTAGATTACCAGCACGATCTACCAGTCCAGAATTTGTAAAAACATTTATATTTGGAAATATTCTTTTAAAATCATTAAATGCTGTTGCTAAGTCTCCGTCGGTATTTGATAAATTTAGCTTTGGTGCATTTTCAAGTGGTTGCATCCAACCACCATTTTCTGGCAAAGAACTTTCGTTAATTCCATTTATTTGTATGGACAACATCTGAGAAGGCAAAACTTGTGTGGCATAAGAAATATTATTAATTATTTTATCATGTATTCTTGGATTACGATTAGTCATTTTTGCCCAAGTGTCTGCGTCAGCTGAAGGTACATTGAAATTAATTAAATCAACAACATCTTTATAATTATTTATTAAATCTGTTTTTTCTGGAGTAAGCGGAATACCATTTGTTAAAACCATCGTTCTAAATTGTAAATCACGCATTACTTTTAACATTCCCTCAAAATCTTTATACAAAAGTACTTCATTATAATGGGCGGTATAAACAAATGTAAAATCCGAAGCAACAAAGTCACCAATTCCATTTTTTATTTGTATTAAAATATCTATTAATGTATCTAAAGGCATATTCTTTTTACCAATTTCTGGATTAGGAGAGTATGCTACTGGACAAAACCAACAGCCAGAATTACATAAACCATTTGGATCTAGCTGCACTAGTTTTATTTGAGACATTTAATTAATTCCACCATGCCACTACTGCATACCTAGTGCCAGATATAACTGGGTGAACCGTGTGGTTATAAATATAATTTGATGGGAACATAATCATTTGATTTGCTTTTGGTTTAATTTTTAAATTAAATCTACCAAATTCTATTTCCCCGCCCTCATAATCTTCATTTAGATAAAAACTCATAGATACTGTGCGTGGATAAGATTTTGCATCATCATAATGATTAATAAAATGATTATTTTTACCATATTTTAATATTTGCCATCCTTCTGAATCAGCCCATTGGGATGCTGCATATAAATTTTTATAATGATTAATTGCGGGATACAAAGATTCATTTAAAAAATCATGAACCATTACTTGTGCATAAGGGGTAGTTTCTCTTAATGGTTGATTATTATCAATAGGAGGCAAAGATATTGTTTTGCAATCTCTTATGCTTTTAACCACACCATTTTCATAACCAGTTTGTTGACCAGCATCCGCCCAAGCTAAATTATTTATTAATACCAATCCTTCAAGATCATTAATAAAATCTTCTGGATTTTCAATTACATTGGTATAACTTACAATACCCGTGGCAAGTTCTTCAAATTCAAACATCTAATTACCATTTTCCTATTGGACAAGTTGCTTCTTTCATTTTTGTTTTTACATTCATAAAACAACCACATTTTTTACATTGCTTTGTTAATTTAATTAATTCTGGGCAAACCTTACATATTTCATATCTTTTTTCGCCTTCTTCAGAATCCCATTGTGTATTAGGGTTTAAAATATCCCATGGCTTTACATCTTTTTTATTATTTTCTTTATGTAAGATTTTTGGATCTATTCCTGCATTTTGTTCTTTCCATAACTGCCAAGGTGTTTTTTCTTCAGACATTACTCTATCCTATCTAATACTATTTTGGGTTGGCTTAACAATGCTGCAATCAACATCTTTGCCTTATCAGTTTGATTATACATTATTCTTCCTAAATAAGTTGAATCTTTTAGAAAAGCTATTCTTGTTAAATTAGTTTTATTATAATCTATTGAAATCACTCCCCCAATATCATAAAAATTTGTTCCATCCCATTCACTGCCAACAATTGGATCATACGGCAAAGAAGAAATATCAATAAATTTATTAGATGAATTAAACATAACTTCATACATAGCAGATACTTCATCAGATGGAATTTGCGTAATTGGATCTATCTCAACATAATCAAAGGGGATAATCTCTTTATCTATAATTAAATTATAATACTTTTTCAAAATTACTCCTTTTTTATTTATTATATCATTGTAAGTAAATGATGTCAATAATTAGCAGCAATGGTCTCCAGCACAAAGTCCCGCACAGTTGTAAAATCCATTGCCATAATGACCACAAGATTGACCTTGGTTTGGCGAACAGGTTGAAGTTGGAGCTGGCGTTGAAGTTGAAGTACTTGTTGAAGTTGAAGTACTTGTTGAAGTTGGAGCTGGCGTTGAAGTTGAAGTACTTGTTGAAGTTGAAGTACTTGTTGAAGTTGGAGCTGGTGTTGCTGATCCACAACATTGCCATGTATAAGGGATATTGTATTGTGTATAATTTCCAAGATAAGGCAATCCTAAATCTGCACATGTATAGCTTGTTGGATTTGTTACCTGTCCTGGGCAAGCTGGTAAAGTTGGTGCTGGTGTTGATGTAGATGTTGTAGTAGATGTAGGCGTTGGTGTTGTAGTAGATGTAGGCGTTGGTGTTGTAGTAGATGTAGGCGTTGGTGTTGTAGTAGATGTTGATGTAGGAGTTGGAGTTGCTGATAAGCAATATTGAATAATTTGATTATATGATGTACAAACATAAATTAAACCTAAATCTGCACAAGTGGCATCAGTTGCTCTTGTTGCTGTATATGGACCGCCAGTTGACGGTGGACATGGTGCAGGCGTTGAAGTTGGTGTAGGCGTTGTGGTAGATGTAGGAGTTGAAGTAGACGTTGATGTTGGGGTTGGCGTTGGAAATCCTGAACAAGCAGCTGGTACACCCAAATAACTAATAATTTCATTTGAACTTAAACCAGTACTGGGCACTGTTCCTACTTTATAGCTGTGACCTGTTGTAGGAGGATTTGGTGGAGTTCCATATGTACCAAAATAATTTCCGCTTGTTCCAGTACAATCAACATAGGCAGCATAACCATTTGGATTTGGATTTACTGCTTGTCCTGTTTGAGTTACAGTTCCATCAGAAGATTGTAAATAAAGAGTATCTGATGACCATGATGTTGGCAATGATGATACAGTTATGCTTGCTGCAACTCCAGAGGAATTTGCATTTGCGGTAAAAGAGCCTAGCGGGTTGCTTGCAGTAGTGTAAGAGCTTGCATTATCAAAAGCAACATAAGAAAAATTTGAACTGGTTGGATTTGTATATGTCCAAGAAGCTGTGTATCCAATGCTGGTATAATTAGAAAATGTAATTGATGAAAATGATAATGAAGATTCTGAAATAACTGTTGCAGATGCTGGGCCAACCCAAATAGATTTATTTATCGTTGAACCACTTGTTTCTACTGATCTTACCCAATAATAATAAGTTAATCCTACAGTTACATTTGTATCAACATAAGAAGTATAAGAAATTCCAGATGAAAAAGGTGTTGATCCAGAGGAGGGAGTGGACCCCGTTGTATTTCTATAAAGATCATATGTTAATGTATAACCAGAATCTGCAGTGGCATTGCCCCAAGTAACCTCTACTTCATTGCCACCTAAAGGATATGCATAAATTGAAGCAGGTGGTTGTAAACCACTACCCGAATAAAATAATTCCCAGGTTCCACCAGCATTTACCCAACCTTTTTGAATTTGCTGCCAAGTTCCACCAGCGTTTGCCCAAATTTTAGATATTTTTTGCCATGTTCCACCAGCATTTATGTTAGCAGGCATTTACCAACCCACCCAAATATCTCCAGAAGATCCTCCTGTTGGAGAAGCATTTAATGATAGTGGAGATGCCCAAATATTTCTTAAGTGACCCGATGATCCACCATATGAAGGATTTCCATTAATTACGCTTACAACAGAAAAATAGTCATTTGAAGGACTTGGTCCAACTATCAAAGAGCTATTTGTGCCACCATTACTTAAATTTTGAATTGAAATTCCACTTGTACTGAATGCAGATATTGATGCTACTTGAGTTGTTCCATAACTAAAAAACAATGAATCTGATCCAGTGTTGGTCATTGCTAAACCGTACTTGCCTGCTTGCAAATATCCTGGAGTTTGTATTACTGCACCACTAATTGTTCCACCAGAAATATATGGAGAAGTCATTGAAATTGAAGCACTAATTGTGCCACCAGTGATGGCTCCAGCATCAATATTTGCTATGGTTAATCCACTAACTTGGACTTGTGTCCAAGAGGTACCGCCATTGCATATATATTGTGCAATAACAATATGTGCACTATTATATGAAAACCAAGTATCTCCAGCTAATCCTAAAGTAACCCCAGAAGTAACTCCTCCAACTGGTATTGATGAAGGAAATGTAGAGGATTGAGAACTGCTTCCTGAAGCAGTAGTAACTGTATATTGTACTCCATTTGGTGCATAGCTTGTAGTTAGTGTTGTACCTGTACTATAATAAATTTTATTTTTACCATTTGCAGCAGTTTGTGCAACAGTAGTTGCAGTTGAGTTTATATAAGAAACTGTAGATTGTCCATTAATTGTTGCAGCAGAAACATCTCCTTTAAAGAAAGCATTACCAGAGGAATCAATTCTAAAGTTTTGAGAGGTAATTGAACCATTATTTAAATTAATATATGTTCCAGCTGTTGAGTATGCAGAACCATCAGTCAATGTTGATGGTGAATAGTTTGTGCTTTGAATTGCTGGAGAAGTAATTGTTCCTGCAAAATACGCATCTCCTGTTGCTGCATTTAAATAAAACTCTCTTGTGCCCTGTTTAAAAGCAGCAATACCAGTATTATTCATTACTACGCCTGTGCCAGTTGTTGTACCTGTAACTACATTAAACTTGCCCAGATTTGTTGGGAATGGGTTGTTTGTATTTTGTGCAAATATTGAACCACCATTCAAAAGTATATCTGTTCCATTATTTACTGTAAGGGCATTTAATCCGCTTGGGGCTACATCTGAAGCTTTAAATGGGATTGAAGCATAATCTGAATAGGTTCTAGTTCCATCCGCATTATTTTTATAAGCTCTAACTAAAAGCACATAGGAGGTACCTGGAGTTAACCCTGTTTGAGTTAACGATGTTTGGGTAGTTGATGCAGGTGTCCATTGTGCATTAGTTGCCATTTGTTATCCTAACTTAATTGCAAGTAATATTCTATGTCTAACGGTATACCGTATGTTTTTGCAATAGGTGTTGTTAGAATAGATCTACTTACAATTCCCGTCGTATTTGTAATCTCACCCAATACTGAAACTTTTATTGCGTCTACAGTAATTGCTGATGAACTGCCAGATGTACTTAATGATATTGATTTAACTGTAGATAAAGAAGATATGGTTGATGGGAAGCTTGCAGACAATATTTGATAACCAGTTCCGCTAAAGCTGTAGGTTGTGGAAACTGTTGCTCCATTTACATCTGTAAGTGTTGCAGTCAATGTTCCAGAACTTCCTGACCCAACATTAGCTAGTATATTTAAACTATCAAGTTGTGTATAAGAAGATAGGTTTAAGAAAAAGTTACTATTTGTTATAGTAGTATTTGCAGCCATATTTAAACTATACAAACCTACTCTTGGAGATATTGTGCTTTGTGCAGCATAAGCATTCGTTGTAATACTTCCGCTTGCTACCGTCCAATCATTTGGTGTTGAAAAATCAGTTAGGATTAATGTATCCCTGTTTCCAAATACATTTGTAGTACTTATTGGAAATACTCCGACCTCATATATATTAGCAGAAAGAGATGAGTCCAGGGTTCCTTTTACTATTAATAGATTAGGACTTGCTATTTGAAAAGACTTTAAGGTTACAGCACTTCTGGCAACTTCATATGCAAGGGCTAAATCTGAAACTGCTGGTGCTGTATTTGCGGGAGCTATTGCAGAAGGCATTGCACCTACAGCTATTGATGATGCCCATTCAGATAAAGATCCGCTTAAATATTGCAGTATTGCAGTCTTGCCATTAGTAGTAATGACATTTTCAGATCTTCCTATTTCTTGTCCATCTTGTTTAAATACGTAAGTTCCCTTTAACATTATTCTCCCTATACCGAAATATTTCCTGTAATATATGACGTTCCTGCCAAACCTTGTGCATTATAAGGAGTGATTGTAACTTGATATACTCCAGTTGGGACAGTCATTGATTCTGTCACAGTAGTTGCTCCCGATGATGGCGTTACCAAAGCATTTGAAAATTGGTTATTTGCTATATTAGTAGCAGTAAATACATAATTGGTTGCATTTGAAATCGCATTCCATGATACCACAATATTGCCAGCTGTTGAAGCAGTTGTTACAACATTAGTAACTGCACCTGTGGATGATGTAGTTACTGTTGAGTAAGTAATTTCATAACCATCTGCTCCCGCCACAGTGTTAAATAAAACTGGGATTGATATTGTATTTGTTCCAGCAGTTCCAGCCACCAATTGATATTGGCCTAGGGACAGGTTTGTTGGAGGTGTCAGGGTTATATTGCCACCAACTATTGATGGAGTCTGAACACTTGGAGTATTTGTAGTTGATACTGATAATGGATTAAAGTTTTCTGAACTATATAAAGATATTAGATCTAGGTCTGTGCCTACATAACTTAGGAATTCTTTATGTGGTACAACCACAACGTTTCCCGCCCCATAAAGGGCTTCAAGCTTTGCTCTGCCGAGCGGGGTGTTGTTTGGATCTGTATCAGCAATAACAAATTTACCCCTTGATTGCGGGGTTAATGGATATATGTATTTATTATTATCTGTTACGTCTACCATTATTCTCCTAAACTATGACAATTATATCATTCTAAGCGTATTTTAGGTAAATGTGGCTGCTTGGCCATACCACGAGCCATAATAAGTGTTGCCATCTTTGCCCAAAACAACCTGTCTTATTCTTAGATATACCTTACCAGTAGTTGATGTTTGAACTATAAAATAAAGTCCCGATCCGCCATTTGGTGTAGAAAGATTTCCACTACTTGTTGGGCTTCCACTTGCAGATGTTTTACCCGCATAAAATTCCCACGCCCAAGAATACGATGTGTAATCTGGTGTTGGCGTTGCATCATACCAATACCAGGATCCGCCAGATTCGTGATGCACAGTTCCATCGGGATATTCATGAAAATTTTGTGCAATTGGAAGACTGAAAGTTGGAATTGGAATATTGTATGTTGTTCCTCCTCCACCGCTTGATGTTTGAGCTGGTATTGTATAATTAATTGAAGTGTTTTGTGCTGCAGTAGACACTCCATTAATAATGCTGTATGGCTGTACCGAAATATTAACAGAATCTCCAGCTTTAAATACATTTTGTGCAACTTCAGAATCACTAAAACTTACTCCATCAGAAGAAAGTCCCGCCAAATAAGAACCATTAATTAATGGTGCAAATCCATTTCTTTGATTTATTGCGTATTGAATAATATTTGTTCCTGCACTGTAAGTAACTACATAATTTGTAAAACTTGTATCTCCAGTCCAAGTTACATTTAAATTGCCTGATGCTTGAATATTTGTTACAACTATATTTCCAGTCGTACTTACGGCTGGTACGGTTCCAGTTGTATACGGCGGGTCAGACTGTGCACTTGTTCCATTATTATTTGTTGCAGATATAGTTATTTGATATAAAACTTTTGTTGGAAAAGAATCTGGTATTGTGTACAAAAGGTTGCCAGAATTATCTGTTGAAAGACTTGATACAGCTATTGCTGGATAAGTTATAAATGAATTTCCATATTGATTTGGAGATACCTTAACATTATATGCAAGTGGCGGATTGTTTGTAGTGTCTGGAGTAATTGCAAGATTAAATTTAACAGTACCGTCCGAATTATATGTATGAGGCACAACATTTCCGTATCCAGATGAAAGTGTTGGTACTGCTGGTGGACCTCCGTGAGTATTTGTTGAAGGGATATTAGATCCATCAGCTTTAATACCTACTGCACTGCCAGTACCTAAAAGTTGTCCGCTTTGATAAGTTCCAGAGTATACGTAAACTTTAACATCGTAAGTTAAACTTGAACTTAAACCAGTAAAGTGATTTGTTGTATATCCTTCAAGATTTCTTGTTGATATAACCGTTTGTGTATCATGATTTAACAAAACAACGCTATAAGATCCTGCTCCAGTTATTTGGAACCCAGATACATCTATTTCACCTACTACTGGAGACACTACGGTTACTGGAACAGTAGATTGGGTTACATCTGTTCCAATCTTAATTGATATTGTCATAGACTGTCCAACTGAGTTTACTGTACCGCCCGTTATATTTTTTGGGGTTATTGTGAAGCTATATATTTGACCGCCCTTTAATCCACCGCCCAGAGTTGGTGTTGAAGTTGCATCGTCAAATGATATATTGTAAGGAAGTCCAGTTACGCCTTCAAATGGATATGTTAAATTATTTCCGCTTCTATTATCTGACTGCACATTAGACTGCATGCTTATTGAATAATCATAAGCATTACTATTTAATGGTTGAGTCCACGACAATGCCACATCATACTTTTTAGTTGTAGGATTATAAACATCAGAATAAACAGCTAGATCCGTTATAGCACCTACGGTTGGCGGAACAGTTTTGTATGTAAAAGCATAGTACTGTGCAGTGTTATAAGTAAATCCATTAAATGAAACCGTAACTGGAACAGATGAAGCAGCATGTGGGGGAGTTGCAACAGTAACAGTATTTTTATTTAAATATGTAACATTATAACCACCTTGATTGCCAAAGTTTACAGTAGGCAAATTAGTAGATGTAAACGGTGTAGATGCTGGTAAAGAATTTACAGAAACAGTTATTATATCTCCTCCAGTAGTTGATCCGTATGAAGGATTAATTGAAACCTGACCTGAAGAATTTGCTATAGTCTGTGCATTTGGGAAATTTGATTTCTTTGAACTAGAACCAGATCCACTATAAGTTATTTGGTTGAGTGTAAGCTGTGTTTGCAAACCATTTTTAAATGTTTGCGTAACTCCTTGTACAAAGAAGTTTAAGTTTTTAATATTTTTAATTCCATATGTAAGAGATATAATATCGCCAACCTGAATTAATGGGTTACCAAATATAGACAATGTTATATCTTTACTGAAAGAATCTGTTGCATTTGCAAGCACCTTAAGTATTGAATCTGCAGACTTTTTAGACTGAACCCAGTCCGATTGTAATTCTACAACTTCATTTACATTTTGAGGATTAAGAACTTTTTCAAGAGTTTGTTGATCTGTAAGAACTATCATATTTCTTGAAAACAAAGCAAACTGTGCTGATACGGCTTGTTTATATTCTGTGCCAGTTTTAGTCCATACAGCATATGGTGAATTATTGGCAATGGCAAACTTTGCTCGGAATCCTGAACTTGCTATGGTTGAATAAGACAAAGCATTTTCATTTACAGTAATATAGTTTGTTGGGGATCCAGCTGCTGACTGATCTTGATAATAAAGATTGTACATAATCTTTAGCGGTTCCGCCCCAGATGAAGGAGTGGCACTTAGTTGAACATCATATATATTAAGGCCGATAATCTGTGGTTGTGCTTGAGCCATATAGAATTTTTCAACAGATCTTTTATCAGCAATTAAATTATCAAGATATGCAAATGATTGGAAATGATAATTAACTTGTTCATCAAGTGCTCTTTCACAAGCATATAGTTCTGCAAATTCAACAGATGAAGAAGCTGTTCCGTCTCCAAGTGCGTAGAATCCAAATTTTGTTCCTGCTTGACCTAGTAAACTGACTGGCAAACCAGTTAAGATTCTATGGTTATTAACATAAATTGCTACTTGACTTAAAACAGTAACTCCATCAGACTGTAAAATATCTGCACGTGTTATTTTAAGCCTTATCATGCCCGCTTCTTTTGTAGCAAATATTGGAGTTGTTGATTGGTTTAACATATCAGAATTAATAATTCCAGTGATGTCTTTGGTTGGAGATGATGTTCCCAAAGTTCCATATCTCAACAAATATTTATTTGGCTTGTCAGAACTTACCTCAATTTCTGCAAATAAAGCTCCTGTGTTATTTAAAGATGCAGAAACTCCAACTTGTAATCCAGCTATCATTTTGGAACCAACAATTTTTGATGGGAATCTAAACTTTGTTGAATAAGTTGAATAACCTTGATCTAAATCAAAGTTTGGAAAAGCTATAGCTATTTGGAATGGAGATAATACTGGGCATTGAATTAATCCGTTGCCATTGATAGTAAATGATTGTGCATAATTCATTGTCCCGCCGTTTGATGTATATGTATAACCTTGGAATCTTGAAGAAAAATTGCCAGTCATCGGTGTATGTGTAGATGCCTTAGTTCCAAACAAACCTCTTTTAACATTAACAAATCTACCAGTTGGCGTCTTTGCTATACTTGTTGATGAATAATAATTAGAAAAGCTGGCAACTTCATTTGTTAAATCATTTTGATTAGATACAGATACAGTTCTTGAAATATTGGTATTCTTATCTGTTAACGTCCATTCTTTATCGCCTGTTGATATTATTTCGCCTTCAATAATCGCATAGTTATCGTGATCGGTTGTTGTTGTATAAAAAAGTTCATTTAAACTATTTGGATCAACCCGATAATAGTTTTGAGAAAATGTTGTAATTGGTTCAAGCAAATAGTTAAATGGAACAAGGTCTTCTGTATCTTGCTTCCAAATAATATCTGGTGCTTGGCTAAGTATTGTTGTGTTGTCATTTTGTACGGTAATTGGAGTGACAGACATCTTTCTTTGCGGTGCACGGTAAAGCATTCTTACTTTACCAGTTTTTGTTTTAATATTTTCATTATAAGTATCAACCACAATACTATTATCTGCAATTGAAGTAGAAGCTTGATTTGTAGTTAAAATTTTATTTAGATTAATAAACCTAAGTACTCCGAACTCATCAACATACGATCCTATCTGATAAGCCATAAAAGCTTCATGTAGAACATCGTATATTGTTTTATTAGCAGAATCTGCAAAGAAATATCCTGCAGTTAGATATTGATTATTGTCTGTTAAAACTGATACAAGTTCGTCACGATTGTAATCTGTAAAGCCAGAGGAATCCATAAGATTTGAGAATATGTCTACCAAGTTTTGTTCATATGCAACATAGTCATTTACTGATATTGTTTGTAAGAACTTAACTACATCTAGACAATTAGCTTTTGCTACTTTAAGATCTGTGTTATCCCAAGTGTCCGTATAAAATACCCCGCCTGGAATAATTCTGTTTGCTTGCGAATCTACACTTGATATTGGAATATAGTGATTAATATAAAACTTTACATTTTTAACAATCAAGTTTTTTAGCGGAGTTGTATAAGTATCATTAGCATTTGTTGAAAAAATTGAATACGGAGTATTATTTGGTCCAGATATAGGAATATTACTTAGGTGTACCGTTGCTGAATTAGCAGACATAGATGAGATTGGCAATGGCGTATTCTTTGCATCTAATGTTTTTTGAATATCCTGCTCAACAACAAATGATGATAGGTCAAGTTCAAGTCTAGGGGATATTTCAATAACCTGTAATCTTGAAAATTCAGATTGAACACTTGAAGAACTAGATACGTTATACGAGCTTGTTTTATAATTTGAAATAACAGTTGACGACAACTGTGTAATAACAATTTGATTAATAGTCTGAGATTTTGATATCTGGCCAGACGAATTTATTATTGGCATTTGAGATGATGAGTCTGGTGCCCATGTCCATTTATTTGTTGTCCATGCAGTGCCATTCCAGTAAAGTACGCATATGCCTGAAGACTTGATGTCAGATGAATGTATTGTAACTGTAGATACTGCAATTTTTGATGATGGGTTATATAAAGAAACTAATACGTTATCTGGTATTGATTGACTTATATTAAATTTAATAACTATCTTGTTAACTGACAAGAGTTGATCATAAACCCCGCCAATTGATGTTGATCCAGAGGGGACTTCTGAAACAAAATACTTGTACTTTGACATAGGAGAAAGTATTCCGTTTTTATATGCTGGGTTTGAATTAGCAGAAAATAAAGTTCTTGGAGAATAAACAATCGGGCTACATGGAGCTGCGTTGGTCCATTGCGACGGGACACTGGATATAGTTCTGGTAACTTCTGGTATAGATGAGTTTCCTGATGTTACATAACTTTCGCCTGGTCTAAAGTAGGTGAACACACTGTCTGTAGGCCACATGTTGCCATAGCAATAATCAAAATAAGTTATTTGATATACTCTTAATTGAGATATCTCTATACCCCAAGTTCCCACAGAACTTAAAGTTGTATTTGTAAAATCAAAAGTTAAATTAATATCTTGATAGGCAGGATCTGTTGGTTTTACTCCTGCTACTAATGTTACTTTTTGCCAACTAAAGTTGTCAAGAATTGTAAATGTTGTTGAATTTAAACTTCCATTTGAATTTGAAGCATTGGTTGAAAGATTAATTATGTCTGAGCTTGTAGATCTTGCGTAAAAAACTATCTTATAGCAACCCGCAATTTTAGAAGGGGCTATTACATTAAAGCTTGCCTTACCTTCAAAATTTGATCTATTTGTTGTATAGTTTGGATCCGTTACAGAAACATACATTCCCAAAGATGATAGGTCTGTAAAGGCAGGAGAGCTATAACCATCTTGCCCTGGCACCAAAGATAAATTGCTTCCGTATTTAACCCATACGGCTGTATCTGTTATTGTTGGAGTTATAGCTTGACCATTACCGCTAAATGTAGCAAATGTATTATAAATTAAATTATAATTCCATTCAGCAGATACCAAAGGTAGGGTTTGTGCTGTATTGTTCTGAAAATAACTTTGTACTGATTGTGTACCGAGCATTTAAATCTCCGTAAATTCTATTTTAAGATTTACGTAATCGTAACCCTGCCTTCTTTTTGTTACGTCATATGTGAACGTTGTCATATATGAGTGATATATCTGGCCTGTTGTATTTATTGAATCTGTATAAGCACTTGATGGTATGGCTGGGATAGAACTTAAACTTGATGGTTCCTGAGCATACATAAGCTTTACATAAACTGGTTGAAACGCATTGATCTCATAAAAAGCTTTAATCCATGCTGCAGCGTGGGCTGTATTTGTTGGATTAGAAAAGTCATAGTCAACCAAGTTGGTGTCAAGGGTTGGAAAATCTCTCCAATCTGTGGTGATCTTAAACTTTCTAGCGATGACGTACTTGCGAAGTGTTCCATTTGCCATTCTGTCTGCTTGTTCAACTAATTCATAAGATACGCCAATAGGCTGGCGGTTATGGTCGGAAAGCTTATACCAAGTTCCCGTCTGAGCAATTGGATCATAATCTATAGATACTTGTACACCAATAGGTATTGAGAATACGCCTGTATTAGAATAATTACTCATTATACTCTGATTCTCCTGTTGGTTGATGTCATACTATCCATACGCTTGATGCTATCTGTAACTGCCTTGACTATTTCATCTGTATTGGCACTTGTTTGAGCATTCACAGTTATATTATACACTGCTCCGCCAATTCCCGCACCCCCTGCTGTTGGAACATTTGGTGCACCAACTGTTGGGAACTTAGGATTAAATGTTCCATTGTTAATTGAATTCATAAATGATGTTCCATACTTAGCGACAGAAGCAGCATTAGTTACAAATTCACCATTTGACAACATTGCTGGAATTGAATCAGATGTCCAAGTTCCTGGTCCAGATATAAATCCGCCACGTGCTTTATTAGGAACATCCAATCTGGTTCCATCTGGTGCTGTCCAGAAAGGACCACCCTTGCCAGGTATTCCTGGATTAAATGTAAATTTCAAATGACTTACTGGATCAGTCCATGTTTGACCAGCTTTTGCTCCAGTTGGCGGTGTGCCAAAAGCATTTGCACCATATTGACGACCTTTACCATTTGGTCCAGCTGTAGTGTCAGCAACAACTTTTACTGCCAATGGATTGGTATCTGATATTCCAAGATTCTTAAATATATCTGCAAGTGTTGATGGCAAATTCTTTTGATTCTTTAAAGCATCTGCAACACCTTTACCAGCCAATGTAATTGCATCTTTGTATGTTTGCAAATTATCTGCTGTTTGTGTTTTTGTTTTAAAATCTGCAACAATTTGATTTAATCCAGCAATCTCTTGAGACAATGCATCTTTTTGATTTTGAAGGTCTTGTTGTTGATTAGTTGTATTAAAATCTGTTGTATTTGCATTTTTTTGTTGTCTTAACAAATTAGCTTGCAAAAAGTCTCCAGAAGCTTGTGCTAATCTAATTTGGTTATCAAGGTCTGCTTGAGAAAGATTGTATTGCTGCTGTGCTTTAAGTTCTTGAGTTTGTAATTTCATTGTTGCAAGTTGTGCATCCAAAGCTTTTACTCTTGCATTATCTTGAAGCAATTGCTTCTTTTGTGCATTTGTTAATCCTGAAGTTGTACTTGCTTGTAAAGCAGCAGAAGCTTGTGCTTTTGTAAGATTGCTTTGAGCAGATGCAAGACCAGCTTTTGCTGCATCAACAGATTGTTGTGCTTGGTCTGTATAATATTTTGTAACATCATTTTTTAAACTTGCCATAAGCTGTTGCTTATTTGAATCTTGCAAGCCTGCAGTATATTGAGATCCTTTTGTTCCAAGCATTAGCATCATTTGAATATCTGCCATTGTCATGCCTTGTCCAAACCAAGTACCTACATTACTTGCAGCACCTGCTTGACCAACATTAATTAAAGCTGCTTGCAAAGCAACTACAGCATCTTTAGAGTTTGCTGCTGCGGTACCCATAGATTTTAACAAATCTGTAACTGTTGACATTGGTGTTTGACTATTTGCAAGTGTATTTGAAATACTTAACATTGCATCAGAAAGTGCTTTTTGTTGTGTATTAAGTTGACTATAATCAGTAGTCATTATTGGCATAAAGCCATTTGCTGTTACTAACTTATGCAGCCATGTATCTGTGGCGGTTGAAAGATCTTTTGTATTGCCAGTAACTTCTTTAAGTGCAGCACTTAGATATTGTGTTTTGCCAGCATAGGTAAGTAAATCAGTTACCATTTGGCTTACACCCTTTGGATCCATTCCATTGGCAACTTGTGCTGCAGCAAATTGTTCTACTGTTCCTATAATTCCACTTGCTGTAGTTCCGCCCTTTAACAAATCTCCAATTTGTCGTAACGCATCTGTAGGCTTAAGCTTAGTTATATTTTCAACATCTTGTGCTGTTTGACTTAATGCTTTTTGGGTTTCTGCTGTACCCATATTAAAACTATAAACGGCCTGAGTGGTGTTTCTCATGGTTCCGCCGTAAACAGATATTGCATCACCACTTGCCTTAAATGAAGCTGCTATAGCATCATTATGTGCCTTGGCATCAGCCATCATCTTGCTTAGTGTTTTAATTGCTACAGTCGCAGCAATTACACCTCCTACAATTACACCGATACCTGGCATAGCTAGTGCCCCACCAAGCAACGGTGTTCCAGCTTCTGGTAAGAATGAAGCTATCATTGCAGCATTTGCACCAGCTGTTACTGCTGTGCCAGCAGTGCTTACTGCACTATTTTTATTTCCAGCAAGTGTCTGTCCAAGTATGGTACCGCCTAATGCGATACCCATTGCTCCACCCTTGCCCATACCTCCTACTTTTGAAACAGTAGAACCTATTGCAGATCCAGCACCTTTGACTCTTGTCATGAATGCTGAAAGCCAAGAATCTCCTGCTGCTTCTCCAGGTATTGCAAACATGCTGCTTTCTGCTGTTAAAATTTCTGCTTCACTTTGCATCATGGCTGGGAACATTGATTCAATTTGTTTTTGCATACTTGATTGATAAACTTGACCAGCTTCAAATCCAGGAAGTGCAAACATACTACTTTCTGCTGTAAGTTTGCTTGATGTTGTTTTTACCAAAGAAGGGATCATTTGATTAATTTTAATTTGCATAGCAGTAATTTGAGATTCTGCTGCAACGGATCCAACTTCTTCTCCTATTGTTTCAGCAGCTTTTATTTCTTCTTCCCCAACTTTATTTACAGCATTAACAATTAATTCTCTTTCCGCAAATATTGCATCAGCAAAAGAT